ATACTCCTGCTTTGCTTGAAGCATTAACTTCTTAAACTTCTTGCGGTCAGTATACATTTCTTCCATCATCTTAGGCAAGAAACCTTGAAAGTCTGTACGAAAGAATTGGCCGTTAGGCGTTAGAGTACAATCAATCAAATTTGATGTATTAACTTGTTTAAGCAATAATTTATCAACGCTTACACCTTGTGATAATACTTCACGCATTTCATCTGTGTAGTTTTCTGGTTCAATCAATGTTTCAGGACTGATATTGTATTGCATCATCAAATGCGGATACAAACTGTTTAAGTCAAACGATGCAACCCAATCGTGTAGACCAACTTGTGGGTCTTTAACATATGCACCTTCAAATGCTTCTGTTTTCTCTTTGACAACACGAGGCGGAACAATAATGTTTTTGTCCAACAAATAGGCATATGTGAGAGAATCCCACATTCTTGTTTGTGCAAAGATATCTTCAAAGTTAGATTTGGTATCATATGCAAGAGTAATACCTAGTTCAATCAATTTCAACTTGTCTTCAAGTTTGATAATCAATTCAACGTCTTTAATGTTATACTCAATGAATAATTGATAATTCAGGCGATACAATGAATGTAGGTTATCATATTCATCATAAGATATCTTGCCTTCGCCTAGTTCAACTTGTGCAATATTATCCAAACGATATGATTCTTGTGACTTACCGCCTGGCGCATACCATTTGTACAGTTCGATATAATCAAGTGATGATACACCAGTAAGTGTATATTCAATCATTATCTTACCATTGATGTTTGCTTTGCGTTCTGTAATGTAATTCCATGGTGATAACTTTCTTGCAGTTTCTTCACCGAGAATTTTACGAAAACGATTTACAAGATATGGTATATCAAAGAACTTAGTATTCCAGCCTGTGATGATATCAGGACATTTTCTAGTCCATAGTTCCAAGAATTGTTTACATAAAGAATATTCATCTTTACATTTAACATAAACTTCTTGGCCTTTTGTAACATATTCACCGCAGCCAAAAACATAAATCTCTCCGTTAATATACTTGATAGCAATGGCTGTGATAGGTTCATTTGCTTCATATGGGTCAGGAAAACCATTTTCTGAACCGACCTCAATATCGATTACAGCAATGGAGATTTTATCAACATCGTAATCGACCATGCCTTTGTGTTGGTCTGCAATGAAAGCATATTCAAATCTTGTTTGACCATAAATCGTTGGACCGCCAGAGACATCTTCAAACTTTTTGATATAGTCTCTTGCTTCGTAAATGGTGCCAAAGATTTTCTGGTCGAGATAGTCACCTTGTAGATTGGTGAACTGTGTTACTTTCTTTGAAGGCAAATAAAGAGATGGAGAATATTCAATCTTTTGTTTGACCCGTTTGCCGTTTTGGATGCCACGATAAAGAACATGGCCGCCAATTGATTGAACATTAGTATAGAAGTTTGTCATTAACCTGTAATAAGTTGTTTTGATGGTAGAACAATGCCAGAACCAAATAATTGGTTATAGTTATTGATGAAATCCTCAGCAGGAGTATAATAATACACAATGTGTTTTTTTGCAAGGGTTATTGTGGCATTTTTTTTCTGTTCCGCATGAAGTGGAAAGGGTGCAAAACCGATACTAGGTTGACCTGTACTGCCACGAACGACTGCAATGCCAACGGGATTAGACAATACAAATTCTGTTTCCGACTGAGATTCAACATCCGCTAAGACTTCCTCACCAGTAATTAGTTTCATTGCTAGAATATTCATATGTGTTCCTTCTAAATAATTAGGTAGTTGAATTGGGATTATATCATAAAATCATAGCGATTGTCAAGTTTATTTTGGTATTCTTTGTTATTACATTAACGATATTATAAAGGATGCCAAATGAGTTTAGTAGATTCAGCCTTAGGCCTGATTACAAGAAAGTCAAAGGAACAACCAACAGGTTCACGTTCCGAAAGAGAAGCAAAAATCAAAGATAAAGCAGGTATGGTAATTAACATATTTGCATTGTGTCTTGCCATCAATGCATGGTACGGTGGTAAATTAGGTAGTACAGTTTTAAATAACACCATCAAGGCAAATGACACTTATAGTTTTTACCAAGCTAAGAGTTTAAAACAATCTTTAGCAGAACAAAATCTTTACGAAGCACAACACAATGGTGATAAGGCTCGTGCTGCAGATATGTTGGCTAAAATTGATAGATATGAGAACGAACCTAAAGAAGGTAAAAAAGACTTACTAGCAAAAGCAAAAGCACTAGAAGCAGAACGTGATGATGCTAAACAACGTAGTCCATGGATTGGTTACGCTAGTACAGCATATCAATTAAGTATTGTAGTATTATCAGCAAGTATTCTTGCAGTTAGTATGTCATTGTTCTGGAGTAGTTTTGTTGTAGCAGGTATTGGTCTTTTACTCAGTCTTCAAGGTGTGTTTCTCTGGTTCTAAGGAGCCAGGGTTATGGATCCAATAACCCTCTTTGCTCTTGCTAACGGTGCCGTTTCTGCTGTCAAAGCAGGATGTAAACTTTACAAGGACATTAAAGGTGCAGCTGGGGACGTTAAAGACGTTCTCAAGGATCTTGACGACCAATTCCACAAATTACATCCACCAGATAAACCTGCTTCTGTTGCACAAAAAAATGCATACATTGAGGAAAAGAATCGTGTAATTGAACTGAATAAAAAAGGTGGAGAAACTACTGACATCTACCAAGAAATAGGTAACCATCTTGGTGCATACTATGATAATATGAATAAATGTATGGCTATCTTTGCTGAAGAAGAACGCCGTAGCAAAACTGAAGTATATAAAGGTGATGCTAGTTTAGGTAAGCGTGCTCTACAAAGAGTATTGATGAAGAAACAACTCATACAGATGGGTACAGAGTTGCGTGAGTTAATGGTGTATCAAAGTCCTCCTGAATTAGGTGCTTTGTATACCGATGTTGAAGAAATGATGAAAGTGATGGGCGAAGAACAAAAGATTCTTATTGCTGTCGAAATGAAGAAGCAAGAAGCTCAAGAAAAACGCCGTCAAGCTAGAATGAAAAGACTAACACAAGAAGCTATTTTCGGTGTTATGATTTTGTTCATAATACTATCATTTGGTTTTATGATGATGTGGGTAGCATGGGATAGACAACAAAAATATCCGCAATATGGCAACGGAATATTTCCAGTTAACCCTAATCACAAAGAAGAAAAATACATTTATATTGGTCGTTAGCTATGACATAAATTCGAAATAATAAGGTAGGATATATACTAATATATACCCACTTCCACAAATTGAAATGAAGATACTTTTTTTATTAAAACGTAGAGAAGATTACTCTGAGACTCTACACTCATCTAGTTTAGGCCTATCAACAGGTTTATTTAATTCTGCCTCATTTATGAATGATATGTTGAATGAGGGCGGTATAGAATCACACTTAGAGGTTGTGGTCGATAATAACTGCATCGATAGAGTTGTAAATCAACATAAACCAACCCATGTTATTATTGAAGCATTGTGGGTCACACCATCTAAATTTGCTGTATTACGCAATTTACATCCAAAAGTAAAATGGATTATTCGTTTACATTCTGAAATGCCATTCTTAGCAGGTGAAGGTATTGCAATGAATTGGATTGCAGGTTATATGAGTTATGACAATGTAGTTATTGGTGTCAATGCACCTAGAATGTTACAAGAATGTAAAGATTATTTGGCGGCAAAATCGCCTGGTAGAATTTGGGATTATAGAGTAGTGTATCTGCCAAATTATTATCCACAAGAATATCAAAGTAAAACATTAGATAAAAGTAAAGACATTATCGACATCGGTTGTTTTGGTGCAATAAGACCATTAAAGAATCATATGTTGCAGGCTATTGCGGCTGTGAAATTTGCAGATTCTATTGGAAAGAAATTGCACTTTCACGTTAATGCAGGTAGAATTGAAATGCAAGGCGGACCTGTATTGAATAATTTAAAGTCCTTCTTTGAACAAATATATGATTCAGGCCATGAATTGGTCAATCATAGATGGACACCAAGAGAAGAATTTTTAAAACTTTGCAGTCAAATGGATATTGGTATGCAAGTTTCTTTCTCAGAAACTTTCAATATCGTTGGTGCAGATTTGGTATCACAAGGAGTTCCGTTAGTAGGTTCTACGGAGATTCCTTGGTCATCTTCATTGTTTAATGCTCAGCCTACTGAGAGTGAAGAAATATATAATATGTTACATAGAACATATAAGTATAGTAAAATTAATACGATGTTAAATAAACGTAACTTAACCAGTTACACAAATGAAACCAAACAAATTTGGTTAAAATATTTTAAGAGGAAACAAAATGCATAAAGTACACGGACATTTTTGGCACGAATTAGAAGGCAGACTATCTAAGCACGTTAGACAATTTGCTACATTCGTAGAAGCAAAAGAATGGGCAGAGAATTCTGGTTTTCATTCTTTTACAGTCTTTGACGAAATAGAGCAGGTAGTACATTCTGGTAGTAGCGATACACCATTGCCATCAACATACGCTTAACTGGTTGCAGAGCCTGGAGTCGCACCAAGAACTGAGGATTATGAGTCCTCTGTGATACTGTTTCACCACCCTGCGGTATTTGCTTTGTTTTGTTTTTCGATTATTGCAAAGGCTTCATCTTCGGCCTTTGCATCATCTATTTCTTTTGGTTCTCTGCGGAAGATAGCTTCCCATCTTTTATCGTATTCATCCTTACTGACGCTAAACGGTCTTGGACTAGAACCTTTGCCACCGTCACTCATCGCCATACACCCAAATTACGCCAGTAATAGGTAAGACATAATATTCGCCTTCTACTTTTACGGCTTCGTTCCAATTTACAAGTAGTTCATCACCAACTTGGACTTCATCTACATCAGGTCCAATCACTTCAACTTTTGCTCTATCAGGTTCGTCACTTCTTTTTAGAATGATACCTGATTCTGTTTCTTTAGAAGCAGCAATACGAGTGACTGCAATTTTATTACCTAATGTTCGAATGTCCATAATATCCTCAAAGTTAATGGAGCGGAATGAGAGAATCGAACTCTCGACTAAACCTTGGCAAGGTTTCGTTTTACCATTAAACCAATCCCGCATAAAAGTGGAGCGGACTAACAGAATCGAACTGTTGACAGAAGATTGGAAATCTCCAGTTTTACCACTAAACTAAATCCGCAAATCCCGCTTACCGACTACGGGGACACCTTATCTTGTGCCGGTACCTTCTTGCTGTTTCCCAACAGTAATCTATATTATATATTAAACGTAGCGCAATGTCAACAGCAAGATATGGTATATATGGTGGGCCAACTTGGAATTGAACCAAGACTCAACGGCTTATGAGGCCGGTGCTTTACCATTAAGCTATTGGCCCATGGTGTGAGAGGAGGGACTTGAACCCTCATGCCGAAGCGGCAGATTTTAAGTCTGCTGTGTATACCGATTCCACCACACTCACATTGTAGGTCCGTTTCCGTTTTTGAAACCAACTTCACCACCTTCTGCTTTGATTCGTTTGATAACATCTTCAAATAGAATAGGTTTAAAATCAGTTTGTTCAACGCAAACGCAATGGTAACGAACATCAATTTCATCGCTGTACAGGACTTTTCCTGTTTTAGCTTCTACACCTCTTGGTCGCTTTACACGATTAGTGTGTAGATGTCCATGAATATTTGTACCAAATCTACCAAGACTTTCTTCATGTACAGGAATATGTGACAGAATCATTCCGTTCATTACATGATAGGCACGTAGTTCACGGAAGTATTGTCTATATTCATCATCACGGAAAATGTCATGGTTACCACGAATCAGAACTTTGTCACCGTTAAGTCTGCTCATAATTGAAAGACTTTTACGGTTAATAACAACGTCACCAAGATGATATACTTTGTCATTTGGTCGAACTGTTTCGTTCCACATCTTAACCATAGCCTCATCCATTTCGTCTGGATCAGTCCATGGTCGAATCTTTACACCTGTGTCACCATGCGTAAACCTGCATACGCCTGCGTGACCAAAGTGTGTATCACTAACTAGAAAAACACTAGGCATATAACCTCCTTAAAAAAATGGTCCGGCGTAGAGGAATCGAACCTCTATAATCACTTTAGAAGAATGATGTCCTATCCATTGAACGAACGCCAGAAAATGGTGCCCCAACCGAGACTCGAACTCGGATGCCGAAGCAGTGGCTTCTAAGACCACCGTGTCTACCAATTCCACCATCGGGGCAAATTCTTGGTGCAACCTACAAGAATCGAACTTGTTTCAATGGCTCTTCAAACCACCGCTATGACCACATCAGCTAAAGTTGCATTTGGTGCGTTGTAAAGGAATCGAACCTCTGTCTGTGCCTTGTAAGGGCACGGCCCTACCATTAGACGAACAACGCATATTGGGGAGAAATACGGGAATCGAACCCGTGATAACGGAATCACAACCCGTGGTTTTACCACTAAACTAATTTCTCCATATTAATGAATAGATTCTTGTTCTGCTAAAATTCTTTTTAATCTATCAGCACAAAAACTTGCAGCAGGTGCATCTGGTTTAACCATAGGTGTCATGTTACAAGTACCTTTGATGTAACCAATTGCTTGCTGTACAACACAAGAAGAACCATGCTCATCATCTTTGTTTAAATCTAAATGAACTTCTACATGGTAATCTTCTAATACTTCTGCTAGTGATTGGAATAATTCTGAAACTTTATAAACTTCAGTCATCAACCTCATAGCAGGTTTACTTTTCTTATGGTCAAAATCTAATTCACGGTCAAC